AGCCGCGAAGAAGTCGAGGCCGCGATGCGTGCCGAGACTTGGCTGGATGCCCGCGAGGCACAGGCCAGCGGATACGTCGATTCAATTCTGCCGACTGCCCGCAAGAGCGTGGCCGTTGCCAGATTCAAAGGAAACATGCCGGAGCGGGTCAATCAGTCGCTGAACGTCAGCGGCGACTCGAGCGGCGAAACTGCTGACCAAACGGAGACAAATCCCATGAGCAGCAATCCCAAGCCCGTCGCGACCGTGAAATTTATTCAGGCTCGCTTCGGCAAGGCGTCGTCGGACTTCATCGTCAAGGCAGTCGCTGCCGAGATGACCGAAGACCAAGTCGCCGAAATGTATTACAGCGAGATGATGACCGAGAACGAACAGCTCAAGGCCAAGCTCGCAGCGATGGAAGAGGAGATGGTTGCACTCAAGGCTAAGGCCCAAGAGATGACCGTCACCGAAGTCGAAGAAGACGACAAGGAAGAGATGGTCGTGATGCCAGCCGCCAAGGTTCGTCCTGGCGTGGCTCCGGTGGCGTCTGTCACCGCCTCAAAGCCGGTCGCCAGCGCCAAGGCCCAGTGGGAAGGCGTTGTCGCAACCTACACGGCGCAAGGACTGAAAAAGGCCGACGCTGCTCGCAAGGCGGCACGCGAACACGCTGGCCTGCGTGATGCGGTCATCGCCGAAGCAAACAACAAGTAAACAAACACAAGGAGCGAAAACATGAGTCAATATGTAGAAGCATCAGTCCGTGGCTTTACCGCCTCGGCTGCAATCGGTCAGCACCTGCGAGTGTACCTCACATCCAGCAACACGTTGGCGCTGGCAGGAGCGAACGACTACGGCATCGGAACGATGGAAGACCCCTCAACGGCCGCCAACGAGCCAGTCGGCGTTCGTCTGAACAGCGCGATGGGAACCCGCAAGTGCGTGGCCAACGCCGCGATCACTGTCGGCGACCCGGTTTACCTAGCCGCATCGGGCAAGGTCGGCTCAAGCGGATCTGTTCGCTACGGCACGGCACTCGAAGCCGCCACTGCAGACAACGACGTGATCGAAGTCTTGGTCGACGGTAACACTGGCGGCGTGCAGCACTTGCGAACGCGAGTAACCACGGCCAACGTCAACGCTGGCTCGACCTTGCTGCCAGCGATTCCCGGCCGCAGTTACCGGCTTGTTGACTTGTCGCTGATTGCCATCGGCGGCAATGCCGCAACGGCAACCGGCGTGCAGGTTCGCGCAACGCAATCAGCGTCGGGCGTAACCCTGATGGACGCCAAGGTGGCTGGTTTGACCCAGAACACCCTGCTGCGAATCGGAACTGCGACCAACGGCCTGCCATTGGCTGGCGGTTTGTCGTTCGTTGCCAACGACGCCAACACTGCGATCACCATCATCAAGGACGGTAGCGACCTCGCAACCGCCACTCACATCGACGTGCTTCTCAGCTACGTCGTCGACGCCTAATAACCAAAACTGAAAAAGGAGCTTTCACATGCCATCACCCACCAGTGCTTTAACCACACTGCGGCCAGACTTGGCCAGCTTTTTGGAGTTCGACCTTGAAAGCGACCGCCTCGGCTACGTCGCCTCGCAGGTCTTCCCCGTCATTGATGTCGCCAGCCAAGCTGGTGTTTTCGGCGTGATTCCTGTCGAGCAATTGCTGCAGCAGCGGACCACCAACCGATCACCCGGCAGCGGTTACAGCCGTGGCAATTTCACCTTCAGCACTGCCACCTTCGCCTGCGAAGAACACGGTGCAGAGGAGCCAGTCGACGACCGCCAAGCGAAGATGTACCGCGAGTACTTTGACGCCGAGCAGGTTGCGACCCTGCGAGCATTTTCTGCCGTTCTGCGAAACGCCGAGCAGCGGGTCGCCGACGCCGTGTTTAACACGACGACATGGAACGGCGCAGCCCTGACCACTGGCATCACCGACGAATGGGACGACGTGGCCAACGCCGTGCCGATCACCAACGTCGACGCTGCGGTCAAGAAGATTTGGGACGGCAGCGGCCTGTGGGCCAATGCCCTGATCATCAACCAGAAGGTCTTCCGCAACCTGCGACGCTGTGCCCAAGTCATCGACGCCATTGAATCGAACGGTGCTGGTGACCCGTCTAAGCAATCGGACATCACTGCCGCACAACTGGCATCGGTGTTTGGTCTCGACTACGTCATCGTGGCTGGAGCCAGCCGAAACAGCGCCAAGGAAGGCCAGACATTTGCGGCCTCGCAAATCTGGTCTGACGAGTACGCAATGGTCTGCCGCGTCGCAACCTCGGCCGACATGGCCGAGCCTTGCATCGGCCGGATGTTCCACTGGTCGGAAGACGGCAGTAGCCCTGGCGGCACTGTCGAAAGCTACCGGGACGAAATCGTCCGAGGCAACATCATCCGCGTCCGTCACGACGTGGACGAAGTTGTGCTGTACCCACAAGCTGGCCACTTGCTGAGCAACATCACCACCTAGTGATTGGAGCCAGCAACCGTGGCGAGTCGGTTTGATCAGAGTTTCCAGACGGCCGCGTTTCCGCAACTACTCGCCGAGTTCGCGGAGCCGGTCGTCTATTATTTTGCCGGAGGGGGTTCACGCTCCATTGACGCCATTCTGGAGCGTAACCCTCCGGCTATTTTCGACCAAGCCGGGAACCCGATGTTGTTTGAGATGGTCATCCGAATCAAGCGGCACGGCACGAGCGGCGTGCTGAGCAACGAAGTCAACCGTGGTCAAGACAGCGTTGACGTAAAACGCCGCGTCGATGACACGGCAACGACCCGCATGACGGTAACACGCAAGCTCAGCGACGACGCCGGCGTGATTGTTTTGGCTCTCAACGGATAAGGCGAAACCGTGGCAACCCCGATCAGCGAACAGATTGCACAGAAGCTGGCTACGAGGCTGGCGCTGATCACCGTCATTGGCGGTTACGAGCTGACCGTTTCCGAGGTGGCCCGGCCGATTCGTTACGACGGATTCCGGCCGCAGAACAACCAGCTGATTGTAACGCAGGGACCGCTGACGAGAAACGACGAGCTTTCCGCACCGGGCAACCCGCCACGCACAGCCTATGACCTTGAATTCACGATTGCCGGTCTGCTGATGCCGACCGAAAGCACCACGACAAAGATTGACGCCCTGCGAAACACGTTCGCCGCAGACTGCATCAAGGCCATCTGTACACCAGCGGCCAGCTGGCACAACTGGGACTCGCTGGCCATTGATTCCACCATCAGCCAGGTGGACAACATCACGACCGAAGAAACCAGCGGGTTTAAGCTCACGCTGACGATTGTTTTTCGTGTCACCGAAAACGATCCATACACGGCGAGGTCGTAATGCCTGTCACAATGAAATTGAGACAAGACGACCTGCAGCGACTTGGCGCGATGCTTTCGCACATCAAGGGCGGTCTTGAGAAAGCAATTGCACGGGCATCTCGGCGCGTGGCCAAGCAAGGCGTGACATTTATCAGCAGCGAAATTCGCGGCAAGGCAAACATCAAAAAAAGCGATCTGGACCGCAAGGTTTTGACAACCAAGCAGCGAGGCAAAACCGGCCAGCAAATCACGCTGCAGGCAACCGGCCGTTTTCCGCTGAAATACTTTGGCGCAGCGCAAACCAAAAAAGGCGTGACGTACAAAATCGAAAGCGGAAAAGGCAAGAAAAAGCTGGCCGCTGGAGCGTTCGGCCCAAACATTCCAAGACTAGGCGGTCAAGTCTTTCGCCGTCTTGGAAGCAATCGATTGCCGATTATTCCGCTGTTTGGCGTGTCACCGTGGGGCACGTTCATGGTCAACAAAATGCTTGAGCCGACGCGTCCGTATCTGGCAAGAAAGTTTGCGGCTCGCGTAATGACTGAGGCACGAAACCTAATCGAAAAAGAAGCAAAAAAGAAAGGCAAAAAATAACCATGCCACTACTTCGCCGAAAAAGCGTCCTTGCTGCCAAGATTGAAACCACTAGCGGAAGTGCCGAAAGCCTTGCCGCTGCCGATGCTGCGTTCAACGTGTTTGACCTGACGATGACGCCGACAATTGCCATGACGCCGCGTCCAAGTCAAAGCAGTTTCTCAAGCCTGCCAGCCGTGCCGGAGCTGTACGGCGGCACCTGCACCTTCAGGACCGAGATCTACGGCAGCGGAGCTGGCGGCGTCCCTGGCTGGGCGTCAACATTCCTGCCTGCCTGCGGGTGGACCGCTTCCGGTGGCGTGTTTACGCCGAAGTCAGAAGCGCCAGGCAGCAACGTAAAGACGCTGACCATCGGAGCCTACATCGACGGCAACCGCCTGCTGATGCGTGGCTGTGCTGGGACGTTCAGCATGACCTTTGAGACTGGCAAGATCGCCAGCATCAACTGGACGTTCACCGGCGTCTTTGTCGGCAACTCGGCCGTCTCGCTGCTGGCACCAACCTACCCGACGGCCCTGCCTCTGCGGGTCGGCAACGCCACGTTCACTATTGGCAGCTGGTCGCCTTGCTTCCAGTCAATGACCATCGACGCCGGTAACACGGTCGTCCTGCGTGAGTGTGCAACCAACACGGACGGCAGCGGCTACGCTGCCGCCATCATCACCGACCGATCCGTGACCGGAACCATCAACCCAGAAATGGAACTGGACGGCACAAAGGACAACTACGACATCTGGACCAGCATGACCGAGGAAGCGTTGGCTTTC